AACGGAGCGCAACTTAAAGATAGTACGTTAAACGAGCAAACGGTTACAACTTACAACCTTGTTTTAACGGATGCGCACAAAACGGTCATAATTACAAATGGTAGCGCAATAGATGCAAGAATCCCATTGAATAGTGGAACGGCTTTTCCTATTGGAACACGAATCGAATTGCTACAAGGTGGCGCTGGTCAAATTATAGTAGCACCAACTTCAGGCGTAACCGTAAACTCAAGCGGTGGAAAGACGAAACTTGCAGCTCAGTATGCACAAGCAACAATTTTAAAAGTAGCTACAAATACTTGGTATTTATTCGGAGACATAACAACATAAGAAATGGCGAACACAATAGGATACGGACAAGGCTCAGTAAACAACACAATTGATTGGGGACAAGGAGCAACTGACAACACGATTGATTGGGGTAAATCGCAGACTTTAAGCCCAGGAGGCGAAACCAATATTACAGGCGCAAGTAGTTTTACAAATACGCTAAGCACAAACTTTGACGGAGCAGATGACTTTGTTACAATGGGCGATGTTGCAAGTTTAAACTTTGAAAGAGACGATACGTTTAGCTTTTCTTTTTGGCTTAATAGAGCAACAAACAGCGACACGACTTGCATTTTAGGCAGAGCGGAGGCGTCTTCACCTTTTAATGGTTATGTAGTGCTTATACAAGACAACAAAATCTTCTTTAGATTAAGAAGTACAAACAACGCATTCTTCTTTATCAAAGGAACAGTTGCAATACCTAACGTAACTTGGACGCATTACGTTGTAACCTATGACGGTTCACAAAGCGTTAGTGGAATGAAGCTATATAAAAATGGAAGTGAAGAAACAGTAACAACAAGCACAAGTGGAACGGTAACAAGATTTGCTAATGTTTCTTTGCCTTTTAATTTAGCAACAAGAGATGATGATCCAAACATAGCTTATAACGGCGCTATGGATGAAGTAAGCGCATACAACGTAGAACTTTCGGCAAGTGCAGTAACAACAATTTACAATAGCGGTGTGCCTAACGATTTAACAGGAACAAGCGGATTAGTTTCTTGGTGGCGTATGGGAGACGGTGATACATTCCCGACAATAACGGACAATCAAGGAAGCAACAACGGAACAATGACTAACATGACAAGCGGCAACTTTATTAGTAACGTACCAACATAAGCAAATGAAAAAACAAGCAGAAACATACGCAACAATTGATATAGCAGACTTGCCTTTAATTGACTTTGCGCAAATCGGAGAAACATCCGAAAAGACGATTCGCAAAAGCATAGACGGTACACAGTTTATAATTAAGTACAATTCAGAACCAAGCTTTATTGCAGACGGTACAGTAACGCCTTTACAAGTAATGACACATAAACAAACAGTTCAGTTGATGGCCACGCCTGAATGGTCTGCACCAATAGAAGAATAATGCACACAAAGATTTTATCCGTACTTTATTTCATTGCTGGTTACTTTTCCGCTTTTGCCTTGTTTTGGAATGGTGCTTTTCACTTACGCTGTATTGGTTGTTTTCTTGCAATTTACCTAACATACCAGCTTGCTGAATACATAGAACGATGAAAAACGAACTACTTTTGCTGATAACTAAACTACAAACTTATTCTATGCAACTTTTCGCAATAGTAAGCAGCTTCTTTTTGCCTATATCTGGCATTCTTATTTTAATCGGTGTTTCTGTAATTCTTGACACGCTTACAGGCGTTTGGAAATCGCGCAAGCTTAAAACGCCTATAACATCCAGGAAACTAAGCGCAGTAATTTCAAAGATCCTATTGTATGAGGTAACGGTCATGCTGTTTTACCTCATCGATTATTACATCTTAAATGACATTATCTTGACATTCTTCAGCGTGGAGCTGCTAACAACAAAAATCCTTGCTTTGGTATTGGTATCAATTGAGGTCATAAGTATAAACGAAAACTTCAAAGCTGTAAAAGGTATTGACTTATGGGCAAGCCTTAAGAACCTATTTGCAAGAGCTAAAGAAGTAACGCAAGACTTCAAAGACATAAATGCGAAAGATAAATAAAATCATAATTCACTGCACAGCTACTCCTGAAGGAAGGCATCACGATGTTGAGGACATTAGGAGGTGGCACGTGAATGGTCGGGGATGGTCGGACATTGGCTATCACTTCCTGGTCCACATTGACGGAACGGTTGAATACGGAAGACCATTAAAGAAGTCAGGAGCTCACACGAGCGGAGAAAATAAAAATTCAATCGGCATTTGCTACGTTGGTGGAATGTCAAAGGATATGAGCAAGGCTAAGGATACACGAACCAAAGAACAAAAGGATGCTTTAGTCAAACTAATTAAGCAATTAATATACACCTATAATAAAGATATGCAGATATTCGGACACCGAGACTTTGCGAACAAAGCTTGCCCGTCTTTTGATGCACGAAAGGAATATGCGTTTTTATAGTCTTATTTGCGTTTTAACGCTGTTTGGTTGCTCGGCGAACCATCATTACCGCAAGGCTCTCAAAAAGGGCTTAGAACCGATTATATCAAGCGACACAATTCGGATAGCTACAATTGATTCTATTCCAGTAGTAAAACACGATACAATTGTGTACGAGAAATACTTTAGTTCAAAGGATACGATAGTACATTATGAGAACGTGTTTGTACCTAAAACAAGGTTAGAAACACGAATAGAATATAAGATACACCGAGACACTATAAGATTAGAAACAAGAGTTGAGGTTCAAAGAGCAAAAGCAAGCAAGCAACCTAATTACATGCTTTGGATATTTCTAATAGTTGTTGGATTGGCAGCCTTGCAATTAATTAAAAAGCTTTTATGAGTACAAACAAACGGTACCGACTTACACCTGATGAGCAAGAAATTTTGTTCAGATACAGAGGCTTAAAGGCAGCTTCTGAGGAGGCTGGAGTTGATGTTGAAAGCGTTAAGCATGGATGGCTTAAAACAAAACAAGCGAGTTTATTCTTTAAGAACCCATTGCATAAAGACGATGCCGAAAACAAGTTAGAAGAACTCTGCAAAAAGTTGATTGAGGATATGAAGCAATTCGCTCCTAAATATCCTACATTAAAAAGGGATCCTGGAAAGAAAGAATACTTGCTTGTAATAGATCCAGCAGACATCCACATCGGAAAGCTTGCAGATAGTTTTGAAACAGGCGAAGACTACAACAATCAAATCGCAGTTAAAAGGGTAAAGGAGGGCGTTCAAGGAATTTTAAACAAAGCGCAAGGGTTTCCCATTGACAAGATTTTGTTTATCGGTGGTAACGATATTCTGCACATAGACACACCGCACCGTACTACGACTTCTGGAACGCCACAAGATACAGACGGACAATGGTATTCAAACTTCTTAATAGCTAAACAACTTTATGTAGACATTTTACTTCAGTTAATCTCAGTAGCAGACGTACATTTTACTTTTAACCCAAGTAATCACGACTACCAAACAGGTTTTTTTCTTGCAGATGTCATAAAAACGTACTTCAGAAACTGCAAAAATATTAGCTTTGACTGTTCAATAGCACATCGTAAAGGTTATAAATACGGACAAAACTTAATAGGCACAACTCACGGAGACGGTGCAAAGCACCAAGACTTACCGTTGCTTATGGCTACAGAATTTCCATTAGAATGGTCAGAAACTAAACACAGGTACGTTTACACGCATCACGTTCATCACAAAACAAGCAAAGACTATATAGGAGTAACCGTAGAATCTTTACGTTCTCCAAGTGGTGCAGATTCTTGGCATCACAAGAAAGGTTATTTGTCTTTAGCTGCCGTAGAAGGCTTTATACACCATAAAGAGAACGGTCAAGTGGCAAGATTGACTCATTTGTTCTAATCATTTTTGCGTACTTATATAAAAATTATATAACAATTATATAAAAGTTATATAAAAATTATATATATTTGGGGTATGAAACAAAAATTGATATACCTACAGAAAGACCTTTACGATAAAATAGAGGCATCAGCAAAGAAAAATGCAAGGAGCGTAATTAAGGAGATTCAAGTTCTACTTGCTCAAGCAATCACAAAATCTAAAAACCAATAACAATGAACAGAACAGAAACACTTGAATTGCTTATCGAAATCCAGGAAGCAATACAACACTTTGAAACGAGGATTGACAATGCAGAATGGTCGAACGGCTTTGGCATCGGCTTAGAATTTCCGAACATCCGAGAGAAAAACGAGCACAACATAATTATATACGGTATGTGCATCGGCAGATTAAACGAACGATTTACTAAACAATTAAATAAACTGAAATAATGAAAGAAGGAATAAAAGATACGATTTACGGCATAATATTTTTATGCTCACTTGCAACTATGTATTACTACACTATTTTAATATTCGGATAATGGCAGAGAACAAAATCACAAAGAGGCTGCACGACATCAATACGTTTATGAGTACGCCTGACAACGAAACCTACCTTGTAGGGAAAGACGAATACGGCAAAGACTTTACAATGGTCTTTAATACTATTGAGCTTTTAGAATGGCTGGATAAAGGGTATATGAAGAAACAAGTAAAGCAATACATTAAAAACTTATAAGGATGGCACACAAAATACATACAGACGATTGGGATAGCTTCGACGTTGAGCTGTACTCTCGCAGAGTAAAAAGAACGGATTGCAGACTGCATACTTACAGGATCCAGTACAACCTATACAAAAGCGATAAAGATTTAAGCAATCCGCTTCAAGCGATTGATTATGTTGTTGCTTATTCCAGAGATGAGGCAATACATGCTTGGGGTAAATGGAAAGGATTAATAAAAAAAATCACAATTGTTGCACCATGGAAAAGATAAATGATTACATTTATGCGTTCATAATTTGGTTTATCTATGGAAACATGGATTGATTTCTAAAAAGAGTTAGGTGGCAAGTAACTTTTTTTCATTGGTTTATTACGATGCGTGATTAAGGCTGCCACCGCCTGAAAGCGTATCGTTTTTTTTTACAATTTTTTATGGCAAAAGACAAAAAGAGCTTCATTCTATATATGGATCAAAGAGGAATCTTTGACAAATTAAGCGATGAACAAGCTGGCAAATTAATCAAACACATNTTTTCTTACTGCGCTGATGAGGAACCGAGCGCGGAGTTTATCATTGATATAGCTTTTGAGGGCATTAAACAAACTCTAAAGCGTGATTTAAAGAAGTACAACGTATTTGTTGATAGGCAAAAAATAAACGGAGCTAAAGGAGGCAGACCTAAGAAACCCAAAGAAACCCAAAAAACCCAAGCCTTTTTTGAAAAACCCAAAAAACCCGATAGTGTAAGTGTAAGTCTTAGGGATAGTCTTAATGAAAGTATATACAGAAGCTTCGCTCATTTGTCTATATCAAAAGATGAATTTAAAAAGCTTGAGGCTATTTACTTAAAGCAACAGATTGACGATGTCCTGGATGCAATCGAAAACTTTAAACAAAATAAGAAATACAAATCATTATATTTAACCGCCAAGAATTGGCTAAAGAAAGAACAAACAAAAAGTGAACATACTAAATTTAAAGCAGCGTGGGAATAAACGGATACAAGGTAACGGAAACAGGAGATGTAATTGATAAGATATTTAAACACCGAGACAACTACCATCAAAAGGGAAAGTATTTAGGATGGAAAGGATTGGATGAGTTTTATTCAATGCAATTAGGCAACTGCACCGATTGGACAGGATTTCCAATGTCAGGAAAAACACAAGTCCTTATGGAGTGTCTTTTGAATACATCAAAGTTTTATGGCTGGAAGCATTTGGTTTACTTCCCTGATGTGGGTAGCAACGTTGAAAT